TATTAGTTAAACTTGGATGTAAAAAACATTTCAATGTTGAACAACCTTTCAAGTTTATGGAACAAATCGCAGTTGAAACAAAGGGTAATTTCTTTGAGTCAAGAACTGTTGAATACCAAAAGGCTAAGTTAAATGAAACCTTGTCCTTTACAGACGATTTCTAATTTATTACTTTAATAGAACTATGATGTCACTTAAAATTAAAAAGAGAGGTGGAGATGATGCGTCATTTAATCCACAGAAAATTTATAACCGTATTAAAAGAGCTTCAAAGGGGTTGAGTGTCAACTCCGATGAAATCTTTATTAAGGTTATCACTTCAGTACCAACTGAAGGTATTATTACAACAAAAGAATTAGATAAGTTAATCTATGAAATTGCTGCGGCATTTACTGGTAGTCATCATGATTATTCAAGATTGGCTTCGTCAGTTGCTATTTCATCTTATCACAAAGAAACTGACCCAAGTTTTTCAAATACCATGCATACTTTACACGTTGATGGTGTTGTGAGTAATGAATTAATGAAAATTGTTGAAGATTATGGACCTAGCAATATTGATGCAATCATTAATCACGATAATGATTATAACTTTGATTATTTTGCTTGGAGGTCACTAGCTGAAATGTACTTATTGAAATTACCTGATGGTAAAGTTGTTGAAAGACCACAACATATGTATATGAGAGTCGCTCTTTGGGTAACTAATACATTTGAAGAGGCGGTTGAGTATTACCAAGCACTATCTAGTCAAAGAATATCACCAGCAACACCAATTATGATTAATGCTGGTACAAAAGTTCCACAACTTGCGTCTTGTGTTCTTCATTATAATGATTCAGATTCTCGTGAAGGGTTGTTAAACACCATGAGAGATATCTCTACTTACTCATCTGACGCTGCGGGTATCGGACTATCAATGTCAAACATTCGTAGTAAAGAAAGTCGTATTACATCTTCAGGCGGATATGCGGGTGGACTTTTGAAATACTTGAAGATTGTTAATGAGTCACTCCGTTTCTTTAACCAACAAGGACGTAGACCTGGTTCTGCGGCAATCTACTTGGAACCTTGGCATAAAGACATTTTTGATTTGTTAGATATTAAAAAGAACACAGGCGCTGAAGAATTAAGAGCTCGTGATTTGTTCACGGCACTTTGGATTCCTGACAACTTCATGAGAGCGGTTAAAAATAATGAAGATTGGTATTTGTTCTGTCCTAACGATATTGTAAAAGCGGGTATTAAACCATTACAAGAAAGTTATGGTACTGAATATGAAGAAAATTACCAATTAGCTGTAAACATGGGTCTTGGTAAGAAAGTTAAAGCACAAGAAATTTGGAATAAGATTATTGAATCACAAGTTGAAACAGGTGTTCCATATCTATGTTCTAAAGATAGTGCTAACAAAAAGACAAACCATCAGAACATTGGTGTAATTAAACAATCAAATCTTTGTAATGAGATTTACCAATATACTGATGAAAATACAACAGCAATTTGTACTCTATCATCTATGGTGTTGAAGAACTATGTGAAAGACGGTGAGTTCGATTTCAAAGGGTTATATGACGAAACACGTAAGGTTGTTAGAGCGTTGAACAAAGTTGTTAATATCAACAACTACTCAACTGAAAAAGGACGTAAAGGTGGATTGGAGCAAAGAGCAATTGCTATTGGAACCCAAGGACTTGCTGACGTATTCTATTTGATGGATTATATTTTCACATCAGAAGAAGCACGTAAGTTAAATAAAGAAATTTTTGAAACTATCTATTTCGCAGCAATCACTGAAAGTAATAGATTGTGTATGGAAGGTCAGTATGAACCATATACTTACTTCCATGGTTCACCTATGTCAAAAGGAGTATTCCAATTTGATATGTGGGGATTAAATGAAGATGATTTATCAGGAAGATGGCCTTGGGATGTTCTAAAAGAAAATGTTAAAAAGTATGGTGTTTGTAACTCTTTATTCACGGCTCAAATGCCTGTAGCGTCTTCAGCTAAAATCACTGGTTCATATGAAATGACCGAACCTGCTCACTCAGCAATCTTTAACAGACGTGTGGTAGGTGGGGAGATTATGATTGTAAACAAATATTTGATTAATGATTTTGAAAAGATTGGTATTTGGTCAGAGGATTTAAAGAATGAAATTATCATGAATGAAGGTTCAATTCAAAATATTAACTTTAATAACTACCTTGACCAAGAGGATAAAAGATATAATTTTAAAGTTAAAAGAACTGAACACCTTATTAACAAATACAAAACTATTTGGGAAATATCACAAAGAGAATTGATTGAAATGGCGGCTGACAGAGCACCGTTTATTGACCAGTCACAGTCAATGAATATCTACATGTCAAACCCAACATTATCAAAGATTTCATCATCACATTTCTACGGATGGGAAAAAGGTTTAAAGACACTTTGTTACTATGTTAGAACAAGGGCAATTTCAACAGGAGCTAAACACTTGGCGGTTGATATCACAAAGGTAACAAAACCTAAACCAACACCCGAACCACCGAAGGTAGATTACAGTTATATGAATTTACCTCCAAAACCTGAGAATAGTGACTTTGATTGTTTTGGTTGTTCTTCTTAAAAAATCCGATGTGTTACCCCGAGCTAGGTCGGGGTTTTTAATTTTATGACTATTTATTAACATGTCTAATATAATACAAGAAGAGATAGATAAGATTAGGAAAATGATGCTTTCTGAGAACATGGTTCAAGAAGGTGGTGCGAAAAAACTAAAAGAGACGTTAGATATTCTTAAAAAGAAAGATAAAGTTTTATTACTTAGTTGTTCTAATAGATTTAATTGGGACCCAAAACAAATAGATGTTCCTAAATCAAAAGTTATTGCGATGTATCTTAATGAAGAGCTTGGTAATAAATCTGTTTTTATGGATGTATCTGAACTTAAAATTTTTCCTTGTGAAGGTAATGTATCAAGAGAAGAAGGTAATAGTTGCGGTGTTATTAAATCACTATTAAAAGATGACAAAAAAAATCCATCAGGTTATCATAGATGTTGGGCTAGTTTGAACAATAAATCAGATGAACTTTGGAAGGTATCAAAAGAATTATTTGAATCAGATGCTGTTGTATTTTTTAGTTCAGTAAGATGGGGACAGGCAAACATGTATTACCAAAATTTAATCGAAAGATTAACTTGGATTGAAAACAGACATAACACTTTAGGTGAAAAAAATATTGTTGAAAATGTTGAAACAGGTTTTATTTGTGTTGGACAAAACTGGAATGGGGAAGAAGTAACTGATACTCAAATGAAAGTTCATGAGTTCTATGGATTTAAACCTAACAAGAAATTATATTGGAATTGGCAATATACGACAGATGTTTACGACGAAAGCAAATCTTCTTACAAAAAATCCCACAAAAAATTCATTGATGATATGGGATTATGAAATTGGTTTTTATAAGTATTTAAACAGAAATCACACAAATTTAGATTGTATTAATTTTTACCCAATCAATTCTTTTATTCAGGAATATATTTTCAGTCAAGAGTTTGTTAATATTGAGTTTGAAAATAACAAACCAAAACTTACTGAAGGTAAAATTGTTGTATTGATTTAAATTTGATATGTTCAATATTTATGTAATATGGCAAATGGAGTTACATATGGTATTACTTTTCCTTTCAGGGATTCTTTTGATGGAAAATTTTTAGATTTAACAGATACAACTGAAGAAGAAGTAAGAAGTAATCTTATTCACTTATTATTAACAAGAAAAGGGAGTAGATACTTTATGCCAAATTTTGGTACTCGTCTTTATGAATATATTTTTGAACCTTTGGACAGTCCAACATTTGACCAAATTGAAAGTGAGATTAAAGAGTCGGTTGAAACTTATATTCCTAATCTGACTGTAACATCTGTAAAAATTGAAGCACCTGATTTAGTTAATGATTCATTACAAGTTACAACACAAGACCCGAATGAATTTGTATTTCCAGGGACACCTGAATCAGAATATACTGCAAAAATAAGAATAAATTATAATATTACAAATAATGTATTTAATACATCTAGCTTTGTAATTATTAATATATAACAAGATGATATCATATACTACAAGAGATTTTCAATCAATTAGGTTAGAACTTATAAATTACGTTAGAACTTATTATCCTGATTTGATTCAGAATGTTAATGACGCTTCGGTTTTTTCAGTTTTATTGGATTTAAACGCTGCGGTAACAGACAATTTAAATTATCACATTGATAGAAGTTTACAAGAAACTGTATTACAATACGCACAACAAACAAGTTCACTTTATAACATTGCAAGAACATATGGTTTGAAAGTACCAGGGATGAGACCGTCAATTGCTCTTGTTGATTTATCAATTACTGTTCCTGTTTTTGGTGACGCTCCGGCAATTCAATCTAATGTTGGTACATTACAGCCACCTGATTCGGCATACTTTGGTGTTTTAGCAAAGGGTAGTCAAGTGATTGGTGCAGGGCAAACTTTTGAAACTTTATATGATATTGATTTTGGTGCAGATTTTAATGACGAAGGGGTTGTTAATAGAACTGTTATTCCAAATTTTGACGCTAACAATATCCTTATTAACTATACTATTACAAAAAGAGAACCTGTAATTAATGGTATTACAAAAGTTTTCAGAAGAGTTATTAATACTCCTGAAACAAGACCATTTTTTGATTTTTTCTTACCTGAAAAAAATGTATTAGGTGTTACAGGTGTTATACTTAAAGACGGAACAAATTATAATAATGTTCCATCGGCTCAAGAATTTATGGATATGACAAATTTATCTAATAAATGGTTTGAGGTTGATGCTTTGGCTCAAGATAGAATTTTTATTGAAGACCCAACTAAACCAAAAGATGCTACGGGAATAAAAGTTGGGAAATATTATAAAACCAATCAAAGATTTATCACTGAATATACTCCACAAGGATTTTTAAAATTAACTTTTGGTGGTGGAAATACTTCATCGGATGATTTATTGAGGGATTTTACAGTTAATGGTGTTCCATTGGATATTTCAAAATATCAAAACAACTATTCACTTGGTTCTACATTAAAGGCTAATTCAACGTTATTTGTTCAATATAGAGTTGGAGGTGGTTTGGTTAGTAACTTGGGACCTGGAGCAATTAACCAGTTAGGTACGGTTAACTTTAATGTTTATGGTAGTGACCAAAATAAAGTAACTTCGGTTATTAATTCTTTAGCTTGTACTAACGTTACAGCGGCTATTGGTGGGGCTAACTACCCAAGTATTGAAGAAATAAGAAACTTGATTTCATTTAACTTTGCAGCTCAAAACAGAGCGGTTACTGTAAATGACTATGAAGCAATAATTAGAAAAATGCCTTCAAAGTTTGGAGCGCCTGCAAAAGTTGCAATTACTGAAACTGATAATAAAATTAATGTTCAAATTCTTTCTTATGATTCTTCAGGAGCGTTAACAGAAACTGTTTCTAATACTTTAAAAAGTAATTTAGCAACATATTTGTCAAATTATAGAATGATGAACGACTACATATATATTGAATCGGCTAACGTTATTGATTTAGCATTTGATGTATATGTTGTATTAGATAGTTCACAAAACCAAGGAGTTGTTATATCGAACATTATTTCAAAGATTAATGCTTATATGAGTCCAAGTAATAGAGGGATGGGGCAAAATCTATACATTTCACCAATAAGAACTTTAATTCAAAGTGAACAAGGGGTGATTACCGTGTCATCTATTAATGTTTATAACAGAGTTGGTGGTTTATACTCATCTTCACAAGTTTCACAGTCATATTCAAATACTACGACTAAAGAAATACAAGTAATTGAAGATACAATATATGCTCAACCAAACCAAATATTCAATGTTAGGTTTGCCGATAAAGACATTAGAGTGTCGGTCAAAAACTTAACTACAGTCAATTTTAGTTAACATCATTTATTTTTTGAAAATCGTGTGTAAACTATTTATTAAAAAACACACATGTCTTCATCTTATAGAATCAGAACGGAGTTAGGGATTGATAAAGTTATTCAGGTTAAACTTGAACAAAACTTTGATACGCTTGAGTTATTGTCTTTAAACATTAACCCAAACGATGTTTATACAAGAGCATGTGCTGACTACGGAGTTGTAGTTGGTAGAGTTTTTTGTAATAATGGTTTTGGACTTCCGAATGCTAAAGTTTCTATTTTTATTGCTTTAGACGATGCTGATATTAATGATACAATAATCAGTACTTTATATCCTTATAAAACTTACAATGATGTTAATGAAGATGGTTACAAATACAATCTATTACCTTACACACCCTCTTACACAGGACACATTCCTGTTGGGACTTTTCCTGATAGAAATGATGTTTTAACAAACAAATCTGTAATTCAGGTATACGACAAATATTTTAAGTATGTTGTTAGTACCAATGGTTCAGGTGACTTTATGATATTAGGTGTACCACCTGGTCAACATACTTTATTTATGCAAGTTGACTTATCGGATATTGGTGAGTTTTCTTTTACACCTGCTGACTTGATAAGAATAGGTAGGGCAACAGAAGCTCAAGTTAACGGTGCTCAATTTAAGTTTTCAGAAAATTATAGTGAATTACCACAGATTGTTACAATAAGTAAAACAATACAAGTTGCTCCATTTTATGGGGAACAAGAAACTTGTAACTATTACATATCAAGGAATGACTTTGACTTAACAGCTGAAGCTCAGATTTCCATAAGACCAACTGCGGTGTTTATGGGTTCGTTAATTTCGGCTACGGATGAAACTAAATTAGGGTATAATGATGTTTACGGTAAATGTAAGATACCTAAAACAATGGGTGACTTGTGTGATTTATCGACAGGACCGGGACAAATTTTGGCGATAAGACAAAGTTATAGAACAGATTCAAGCGGATTACCTATTTTGGAAACCGTCGAATTAGAAAATGGTGGTAAAGTTATTGATGAAAATGGTACATGGGTACTAGAAGTACCAATGAATCTTGACTATGTTTATACTGATGAAGAAGGAAACCAACAAACAAGTAATAACCCTGAAGTCGGTATTCCAACAAAAGGGAAATATCGATTTAAAGTAAAATGGGAACAAGGTCCTGAACTTTCAGAATCAACAAAGAGGGCTTATTTTTTAGTTCCTAATGTGAAAGAATATGGATGGGGTGACTCAGGTGACCCTTATTTGGGATATAATTTTAATGAACAAATTGGACAGCCTGTTGAAGTTTCAATTCCTTCTAATTCACCTGATAGTAATGGAACTTATATATTTCTTTCACAGTATTTGTCACAATCACCAAATTTTGTTTATCGATTGGTTAATACCGAAAATATTCAAGATTTTCAAATATTTTATTCTGATGGTACACAGTATCTTTCACAAAACATTTATTCAGAAGATTTAACAAATTTATATTTTGTTTATACAAGAATTGATGATGGAGTAGATGCAACAATCAACTTTCTTAAAATTGACAAAGATAGATTTTTATTAGAACAATCTTACGCATTTAGTTTAGATTGGACTGATTATGCTAATGTTCAGGAGGCTATAAATTGTGAAGATACATTTATGAAACTTCAGTATAATAAAGTTTATACTGTTAGTCAGTTGATGGATAGGTTTGTTTCCGAAAGAAGACCGTGGAATACTACAGGCATTAAAAATATTTTAGACGACAAATGCACTGGGCAATATAATAAATTCCCAACTAACGATGCTTTTTTTAGAGTTAATTTTACTTACATAATTTATAATATAATTTTTGAAGTTTTTAGATATGTTGCATTACTCTTAATGATTCTTGCGCATATTATGGGGTATTTTTGGGTTGTTTTGTTACCTGTTATATTATTAGTTTTAACGTTTATACAATTAATTATTATTGGATTGTGTAACTTTAGAAATTGGGTAAGAGGTATTTTTAATAGACCTAATTTACCATGTCCTGAAGTGATAGATTTATCACAATATGTTAATGAAAACCCATTTAAAAATCTTGGATTACCACTTTTATTATATACTGAAGATGGATGTGAAAGATGTAACTGTAAATTGGGTGATTCTATTGGTGAAAGTTTAGGACAAGCTCAACTTACAACAGTAACCCAAAGTTCTGTTTTAATTAACAGTACGGATTTTGAACTTTATAGAAATGTTGATGATGTACAGCAGTTTTTGGCAGGATTATATGCCGGTAACTTAGCCGATTCAATTAATGGGTATCCGCAAAACAGATGTCCTATTGTTAGTGTTGGAGACATAACAGTTGAAAGTAACGCTGGAGATAGTTACACTTTTCCAAATTGGCATTTTTCTTCACAAATACCTTATTCTGAATATTTGAATTCGTGGTGGTCTAAAGGAAGATACTTTGAACCAGAGAATGATGAGGGGGGTGCGTCTAATACTATAACAAAACCAAGATATTTTTATGGAAGTACAAGAATGAGGGTTACTTTGGAGCCTGATTTTAATAACCCAAGTACAGTATATCATATGGATAATTTCCAAATACTTGTTTTGGATAGACAAACTGAAATACCAGCGGCTGGTACAATTATATCATTCCAAGATAAAAATTTGTCAACAGATTTAAATTATTATAATACTCAAAACGATAACATATTCACAAGTGGAAAAACAAATAATTTAAATAACGTAACGTATAAATGGACAAATCCTAATAATGCGCAACCTTTATATACTACTTACAATTTAACAGGGTTTACTGAACTTAAAAAAACAAGTAGTTTTCCTGCGGATATTGAATATTTTCAAATTATAACAGGATTAACAATTGGTGAATATAAAAGTTTTGTGACTAATCAAACTTTTGGTCCAATTGAACCAGAATTTGATACTGCGGCAGTTGCTGCGGAATTAGGTATTGATTTAAATACTGTAACTTTAGAACAGTTAATATTACTTAATCAACTTCAAATAGAATATGAAAATACGTTTGGTGGTTATGAATACTCAACACTGAATCAAGTTTATAGACATAAAATGCAATTGTACGAATTTTCTACAGATACTGAAATGAATTGTTATGACGGAAGATTCAGAAAAAGTGATTATGGATATTCTACAATAGAACAAGTTGTTCCTAATATGGACAATTATATCATATTGATACTCATGAGAGGGGTTGACGTACATTCACCTAGAGTAAAACAAAGAATTGATATTACCTCGGCGTTAAAACCTACTTATGCTAATATTTTAAAACCAAATAACGACGGTACGTTACCAAATATTCCATATGAATCAACAACTATGTATGTTGAAGGTTATTATAAAATGAACATACCCTTACAACCCGACACATCCTCAACCAAAGTTTGTACAAGACACAATCAAATTGCTAATAATAATTCAACAGACCAATGGGGTGGTAGAATATTTTTTAATAGTTATGCGTTTTCATATTTACCACAATTAAATCAAAATGTTTGGTCTCTTGGTAGATATAAACAATTTAACACAACATTACCGTATTATTATTCTTCACTTGATATTTTAACTTTTGGACCTAGTTCAAATAACGTACCACCTGGTTTTGTTAATTCAGGATATACCGCAAGTGCTCTTGATACAAGCATTGGATGGTTACGAAAATCCTATAATAACAGGATGGGATTTGTGTTATTAACTGAAAACAATGGTTGTGGAGGACCTGGTGGTAGTTGTCCAGTTAATACTGTAATTACTTTAAATGGAGGGGTACCGGGAGAACAAGCGACTAATAGTGTTTTAACCGCTAATGGTAATCCTGGAAACACATCTGAGGATTATGATAATATTGAATATGATGCATATAGAACCAATCAATATCTTGAAGGGGGAGCTTTTTACCAATGGACATATAACGCTTGGAACGCTGGTGAATCTTGTGAAGTTGAAGGTACTTTGGGATTACGTTACGGTTCATATGGAAATGCTTTAGGACGAATGAGATTTTTTTCACCGACATATAGAACAACAGGTTCATACCAAAATGGTGGATATAATGGTCAAACATATGACCAAATTGTAATGTCAGATAATTCAAAAATTGTTATGAGAACTGATAGATTACCATCATCAACAAGTGAATCATTGTATGGGTCAAATAGTTTTATGGTCCATCAAAATCCCGTTTTTGCAGTTTATACTTTAACTGATAGTGGTGACCCCTCAGAACTTACTAATGTTAACCAACAAAATTTCTCAATTAATGATAGTACAACACAATTTATTCCTTATGCTGAAGTTTCGGAATCATTATCTGAATGTGAAAAGGCTGTCATGTTACAATGTTATGAATTGATTGATGGTGTACCAACAATCAAACCTAATTGTAATGAAATAATGAACCCTCAAGGTAGGGAACAATATTTTAATTATGGTACAGGTTGTTACAATTTAGTATCAAGATTATTTTTAACTATTGGACAAGACACTAAATCAATTATAGAATGGTCACAAAGAATTAAAGTTAACAACGCAGTTTGTTTTAATGTATTTTCACACTCGTTTTCAAATCAGTGGATTAATGGGACTTTATATGCATATCCTTTCAATAATAAACGAGTATTTACAACAGGAACTCAAAGACCGTACAGTATATTTTGTAAAGAAACAATATATTTTCATGAAACAAGTAATAATTTTTATTACAGAAGTTCTCCTTGGTCAACGACAGAAGGTTTTATAGGTAAAGATAATACATCTATTATTGGTAGTAATACTGGTTTTGGTAATTATAAATTTTTGCAATCACCAACTACAATTTTAGATTTAGGACCAAAATCATATTTTATTCAAGAACTTGTTAATAACGATGATTACGATGGCTATATAGTTTCAAAAATTAAACCAACTAGTTATAATAATGTTAGTGAAATTTTAAATTTATTTATTTTAAGTAGATTAGTTAATCCTAATTTTTTACAATTTTTATTTCCCACATCACCTGGTGTAAATGAAGGTACTGACGACCCTACTGTTAGAGGATTTTTCAAAAATAGAAGATGGGAAAATGACGGTACTAGTACATTACCGGCTATGGTTGATGCTGATTACGCTCAAATCATATCAATTAATTCTGAATTTGGAATTTCACCATTCAACGTTTCAAATTACGCCCAACCTGCGGATTCTGCATATCAACCCGTAATTTTGGGTGATGAAAATAATTTTCCATTTTTTGGATTATTGTTAACTGGTAATACCCAAGACCGTGATTATATAACACCAAGGAGAACTATATGGAATCCTCAAGCGACTATTGATACGCCACAACAATATAATTTTACTGAAATACCTGTTTATCCACAAAATGTTCCGTTTTATTTATGGAAACTTATTAAAATGAATAATGATGAAACAGGTCAACCTATGGATTATGGAACCATATTTGGTTCACAAAATAATAATTGGGTAACTAATTATCCGGATTCGTCAGGACAATTTAGTACATCTTTCTTTACATACAAATATCAGAAATTAGATAGAATAAATGTTGCAAGTAGATACTTCCAAGTAGATGGTAACCTGGCAGCTAACTATAGGTCAACACTTATCAATTTTGATACCGATGGAGTACCTATAGAAACAATCCCAACTCAAAACTTTAATCCACAATTTTTGGTTGGAGCTCCCAATCACTTCTATTTTGGTTTGAAGAAAGGTGCAAGTGCATTAGATAGATTTATCATAAAATATGTTAATACAGAAGAAGTAATTGAATGATAATTTTCAAATATTAAAAGGGTCTGCTAGGTATGCTAGTGCTCCTGATATTGACCATAAAGTTTCTTTGGTGTTGGATAATACTGACAAAGAACTTACAGAGTACGACAGGAATTTAGGAATAGATTTAGTTAGAAGGTTTGACACCGAAAGACAAAAATCGACAATATTTAATTTTACATGTAAGTTTACTTTATTATTTGAAAACGCATATTCAGGACTAACACAACCTGTTAATAACCCATATGCTCCAATCAACAGAAATTTATATTATATTAACCCTGAATTTTATAGAATCCAACAAACCAACAGTTTAGACCCAAATTTTGAAATTGCTTGGGCTGGTTTACCACAGTACCATGAGTTTGAATTTATTAGAACGGACTACAATGTTACAGGTTATACCGTAAGTACAGTTGACCAACCTGCCCACGTAAATTTTGATGTGATGCAATCATCGAATTATAATTGGTTTTTTTATTTAACATATCCATTTGAAAACGATTTTACGAAAACATTACAAATAACTACGGATAGTGGTGAAACATTTAATTGGCAAATTGGAAACGGAATTCCATTTGTTGTAAAAAATACAACTATAAATGGAAAAGAAGTTATACAATTGACTTGTCCGTTTAATCATAATTTATCAGTTGGTGATAGTGTTGAATTAACTATTTCTTGTAATTCAGTTAGTGTATATGATGTTTATACTATTGGTGATGACTATGCTAATAATCAGGATAGAATTTTTACAATATATAACATTGGATATTCTATCTGTGGAAATTTTTATGATGGTGCGATTGGATTGTTAAAAAAAGTGGTAGTTAGAGAAAATCCTATAGAGTCAAAATCAAAATATTATGTAAGAAGACATAAAATTATTTCTACTTATACTGATAGTCAACTTACTAAAACTGGTTTTGAAAATAATCCTTTTAGAAACGTTACAAAATTTGAAACAAGAGCACTAACTCCCAACCTATCACCAAGAATTTCATTAAAGGAAGGTACCCAAAGTTATAATCTATCATTTAAAAATGATATTGATATTAATAATGTTTTAGACAATTTAAATAGACCTGTCACCGAATATTATGTTACGGTTGTTAATAGAGGGTACTTTGGTTTTTTTAATAAACCAACATTTAATAATATTGGTTTGAAACAAGGATGGGAATTTAATATTGGACCTAATTTGAATTCATGGTGGAATGATAGTAATTTACTTAATATAAGTAATATTCAAACTTCATACTATAATAGAACAACACCTGCTGGAACAACATTAAGATTTTATTATAATTTACCATATAATATTGGTGATTCTTTGGATGGGGACATTTGTGAATGGAATGATATAACTCAAACAGAAACTGTGTTATCGGAATATTATCATAAAATAAATTTTAATCAAAAAGTTTTTATGACATCACCAATTGGTGAGTCAAATCCTAATACTGAAGGTTATTATTATAAACCACATTACAAATATCAAATTAGAGTATTTTCTGACTATATTGAACAAAGTGATGAAAATAACCCTGAAAATTTCCCAATAGTTAATCTTCCGTCTTACGCCTATTATTCTTTTTATAACTTAGATTTTAGATGGAAGGATATATATCCATATGGTTTTATTGATAATCTTGGTAGAGGTGTTGATAGACCTTTTTTGAATAATAAACATTATGTTCATGAAAACTTTAATTTTAGATTAATACCTGAAGGAAGTAACATAAACGGAATAAACTCTTCACAAGTTAATGACCCAGCAATAGATGATTGTGAATAATTATAAAATATTAAAGTTTAATGGTGATAGAAATCTTATTGTTCCTATTAACATGAATTGGGATTTTTTGGACAGGGAAGATGCTTTAAATGTTTATGAAGAATCAATCATAACTGAAATAATTGGAAATCCTGAAAATTATGAGACATCAAGATTTTCATATCGTTTTCCTTTTAAACAAGTTTTTAATTTCAAAAATACTGGTGACACTGATTGGGTAAATAGTTACGTTGATTCAGGAAGATTTTCAGAAAATGCGGTTTTAAATAAGACAAACGCATTTAAAAAGTCATTTTTTAAAATTGATTTTTATGATAGTCAAAATACAAGAAGAAGAAAAAATTATTTAACAATAATTTTAAATAAAAAAAATGACACTATTGATATTGAACTACCAAACAACCAAGGTATAGGTAAATTATCTGTACCGTCTTACAGTTTAAATCCTTTAACAAATCCTGAAGGTTTTTATTTATATTGGTTTGAAAATCCTGACATTTTAAATTTAACAAAGTTATACATGACTGTTAAGTTTTTTGATGGAGCCGACGGAACATTTACCGTTTTTACTACAAAAAAACAAACTGATTCTACAACTCCTTATAAATTAACAACCGATTATTTTATGAGGGAAGTAAATTTTAATTTTACTAATAAAACATATACTATTCAAAACATAAATAGTCAAAACGTACTATCAACGTTAAATTGGTATGAGTATAAAAATCCACCAATAGTTTAAAATGGAAGTTTACAAAATTAAAATATCACCCGAATTTTTAAATACTGACATTGTTAGTGAAACTGTTGATGGATATACCTTTGGGATTTATTCAGGATTAACAAGTATGTTACAAGGTGGACCTAGCGGTTCTTCACTGTTTACAGGGATAACTTTTCCAATATTACTTAAACAAAAGTATCAAGACATTGGGTATTATGATGGATTTGATGGTAACATAACACAACAAGTAATATCCGCAAACTTTTCATTTACATCATCAACGGAAAGTCCATATACTGTAAGTTTATTTAATAATTCAAGTGAAGGAACAGTTTATTTAGCGGACTCAACATATACTATTAATTGGGGTGACGGTACATCTGAAACAGTTAATTCATTCTATCCTGATTTTATAAATCATACTTACGCAGGACCATTACCAAACCCGACTAGTTATACAATAACTTTAACACAAGAAAATATATGGGGTATTGTTACAATTAATAAAACAGTTGTAATTCCATATTCTTTAGTAGAAAATACCAATCCATTTGGTACTGTAACCTTTGCTAATACAACTGGAAGTTGGAGTGCAAGTCCTCAAACCTATAATTTTATTTACACCGCTGATTCATATAATCAAATTGCTTATCAGATAGGTTCTTTTTATGGTGAGGTACCTTATTTTATAACTGGCTCAACTATATCAAGATTAACTGATTTACAGATGTATGGTTCTAATCAGTATCAGGTAGGGCAAACTGTTAATTTAGCGGGTGGTGGTTACGGAGTTGTGAATTATATTACTTCACAATATACAGGGTATACTATTAATAATACCGATTATATTGATTACCCAAGTGGTATATCTATTTTTATTGTTGGTTCATCGGGATTAACATCAGACATGTTAGTACAAAGTGCAATCACAAAAAATGAAGTTTTAATGAATGTGATTGACCAACCTCAATTGTTTTCAAGTGTGTTTGTTGAAAGAGGTAAAAATTCTGCTTTGGAAAATTTTAGAAGAATCGGTGAAGTTTCAACGATGAATGATTTGGTAAACTATGGATATAACTTTTTCAATATAGAAAACAATCCATAAAAAATATAAATTAATATTTATACTAATAAGGTAAAAAATGGCTACAGGTAATTACGGAACGGTAAGGTTGTCGGATGTGAGTCCGGCGGACACAGAAATAATAATGAATTATACCCCATCAAGGGATTTAACTAACGATTTTGTTTTAAAAAAATTAAACGCTCAAGAACTTTTACAACCTTATTTTAGTAATCCTGCAATTGGAGGCCAGACCAATGAAATTTTAGGTGGTTTATATAATTTGAAGTTACCGGCTAGCGAATTCAACAATATTGGAATTTACAATTTATTAATTAGACCTGTACAAATTAGAACACAAATTTATGATTGTGGAGTTTTACAATCTTTACCTAATGTAAAAGGAATTATTATTGACTTATCAACTGTACCACAAGAATTCTTAAATAGATTTGTGACACAAGGACTTGTTGGATATCGAGTGGAGTATTTAAATAATGATGGAACAAAAAATACAAATTTCTTTAGAATAATAACATCAAGTTTTTTCTGTGAAGCTGTTGTTGCAAATACAAACAATACTTCAGATAAAGCTCAAAGATGGATTTATACTGATGCTGAAACAAACTTATTATTTTGTACAGTTTCACCTAGCTCATCACCATCAAACAAACCAAATGCTACCCCATACATTGGTTCTGCAGGACAAAACATTATTTTAACAAATACTTTTTTTGACCCTATCATGATAGAAATTGAAATTGTTGAACAAGATATTTCAACACTTGCAATTGCGTTGTACGGTAATCAAACTAAATCTATTGAAGATGGAATTTATACCATTTACGATACTAACAACAACATTTACAAACAATACAACTTGTATGAAATTAGAAGTCAGTTTAATGAATTACTTTATGAAGTTAGACAAGATAGAGGTTCTAATATTGATACAACTAAAAACTTTGACAATATAACTGCTTAATGGCTAATTATAAATGTCCTCCACAAAATAGGAACTTTTCTGATAACTACGTTGGTTTACAAATAACTGATGGTGGTGGACTTACATATAGTGTTTTTGAATTTAGTACAGCTATTACTGAAAAGGTTACTAGAAACTTTGAAACTGGTAATTTTTCATCATTGTTTAATAATAATGATTTAAATTTAAATCCAGAATTTGCTGCTTCAGTTTATAATAATAACTTTCGTCTTTATCCTAACTTTGATGAAACGGATTTAACAAGTTTTGTATCATACGGTTCATTAACCAAAAGATTAGAATCTGCGATAAATAATATTTTAAATTATTTTCCAGCTGCGTTAGATGTAAGAAATTATACAAGTGGTGCAACAAGTGCGATAACTGCTAATAATATAAGTTACGATGCGAACCAAGACGAAACAGTTTTAACGATTCCTTGGCAAGTCATTAGAAATCCTTTTAACATTGACTACAGAACGAACGCAACTGTTTATATTAATAGTTTAGGGTTCCCTGTTTCAAAGTACAGAAACTTAACAAGTAAGTTCCCAAGTTATTCTTTAGTTTTGACAGGGGGTGGTAGTTATGAATTAATTTCTATTAACACCACACCAAACTTTAATACTGATTTAACAATTTATGTTAAAGGTAATCCTTTCAGTGGACTGACTAATTATAATCAAAACTTTTTAGTAAGGCCTAATGATACAATTGTAAATGAAGTTTTTAATCTTGAGTTAGGTGAAATTGAAGAGGCGTTATTGAATAGATATTCAGTTCCAGTTTATACTTATCAATTTCAAATCCCGACTGAATCGGATGATGGTTACATCTATGATACGATTCGTTCAATTACATGGCCATTAGACGGTACTTGGAATTTAGATATTTTATCAATTGGGTATGAAAATTATATTGCAGAATTACAAGTAATTGGTACTGATTATGACAATTCTGAAACAAATGTTATATCAAGATTTTATACCACAAATGCATTAAAAGAATTTGATACTCAAGATGAAAAAGTAGATAAAACTTTGAAAATTTATGGTAGAAGTTTTGACGAAACAAAAAAATATATTGATGGTATTCAGTATGCTAATTCTGTAAATTACACTATTGGTAATGATATTCCATCAGGTTTAGTTACAAATTTAGCTGAAACTTTAGGATGGTCAATTAGAATTTCACCGATTGCAAATTCAGATTATTTAGAATCTGTTTATGGTACTACAGAAAACGCTTTTCCTGCTTATTCGACATCACAAACAAGACAAGATTTAAATAATCAATATTTTAGAAATTTAATTCTAAATTCATCTTATCTATATCGTTCAAAAGGAACAAGAAAGGCGATTGAATTCTTATTAAATTTTATTGGTGCACCTGATGCTTTAATTGAGTTTAATGAAAATGTCTATTTAGCAGATTCTAAAATAAACATTCAAAAATTCGATAATTTATATTCCCAAATTTCGGGAGGTACATACGTTCCTGAATTTACTACATTAGATGAAAATAACACGTATAGTTTTCAGGGTGTTGTTTATAGTGCATATACACAAACTAGTCAACTAATCCCAACGAATACTACATTGGCGGATTATCCTATAGATGATGAAGGTTATCCTGCTAATCCTCAATTTACAAATGGAACAACAAGTAGACCAAGTTTTTATTTTCAGAAAGGTGAAGGGTGGATTGAATCAACAACCCAACATAGAAGTCCCGAACAAATTGATTTTACAACAAGTGTATTTACAGGTCAAAATATTGATATCCAAACTTCATTAGAACCCTTTACTTATGGGTCAAAGTTTTTGGACAGGTTTAGAAATTTCCCTTATATGGATTTAGGATTCAACTTGAAAAAAGTTCAGGATAACAAAAAAAGTTGGACCAACGATACAAATGATTTAAGAAAAAACACAGATAACCTATTCAATGCTTACTATACTATCCCAACGGATAAATTGTTATTGAATGTAAAAAATACTGAAATATTTTTAAATCCTGCTCAAGGATTGGTATATGATGTTTGGTATGTTTCTAATACTCAAAATTACCCAATACCATTTACTGGATTATCATCACCTTATCCACAAACAGGCGGTACTGATTGGACTTTTATAAATCCACAACCACAAAACAAAACATTCTATGAGTTTTATAAAACGTTTTGGTTTAACATGATTAATGTTAGAAATAGACAATTTTCATCAGATGGTAAAACAAGTGGATATCCGACATTACAATCTATGTTTTGGAAATATCTAACAATGTACCAAGATACTGGTTTATCAAATGATAACTTTAGTTACCAAAATTTAATTAACTACATAACAGGATTAGGTGATTTTTGGATTAAACTTATTGAACAATTTGTACCGGCAACGACAATATGGAATACGGGTACAAAATTTGAAAATTCTATTTTCCATAGACAAAAGTTTATTTATAGAAGACAAAGAGGATGTCAATTAGTTTTACAAGAGGTGGTTGGACCAGTTACTACGGGAACTTTACAAACAAACGCTTGTGACTCATTTACATTTAACATTGATGTACCATCTATTCAAAATATAGGTGACGGACTTGGACAGGCCGCTCAAAATTTGGCATCTTCTCAAGGATTTACAAATGGGTTTACAACTGTTTCTGCCAAATACGGTTTTAGTTTTGATTTAACACATATTAATACTGGTGAAGTTTTCACTTTTGAATATAATGATGGACCTACTTATTATTATACATCCATTTTACCTACTGAAACACAATGGACTAATACAATAAACCAAGGTTTAATTTATTTTGCAAACAGTGGAATAAATACTGAAGCTGGTGTTCAGATTATTTATGATAGTAACACCGAACAACTACAAGTTGTTTCAGTGGTTTGTGGTTTTGATGATGTTGTTATTTCTGAAATAAGCGTTTTATATGATATACAAATTCAAGGATAAGAATGGCAGATACTTTATATACGATAAGTTTAACGGGTGATTGTACAAATAGTTCATTAGGTGCGGCGACAATTAATCTAATTGGTTCAAGTCCATATACTATAGGATGGGTAAACAATGTTTTACCACCTGCAACTTTTTATACGAGTTCTTATTCTGTAACAGGATTAACCGCTGGCACATATGGTTTTAATATAACTGCTTCAACAATTCCAATTAATGAAGTTATAGGTCCAATTTATTTTAATATTGTTTCAGCTAGTACTGCTTATATTAACAGTTATTCTTTGGAAGGATGTGGTACAAACAATTCGTATCTTGAAGTAATAGTAACTGGTGTAACTAATGGTGTAATAAATACTGGTGGGGGTTCATATCAAGGGGCAACAGTTAATCTGTTTAAAGATTATGTGTTTTACTCTTCCGCAACTTCTATTTCGGAAATTGCATCGTTTGTAAATTTAGGTGAAGGAATGTATTATGCTGAAATTACAGGTGAAGGAAATTGTCCTTGTGAAACTGAAACAGTTATTATTCATGAAAACCCTAATATTTTAGATTTTGGATTTTATGTTATTGATAATCCAGCATGTTCACAGTCAAGTGGTCAAATTTACATAACAGGTTTGACTGGTACTCCACCTTATTATTATCAGTGGTCACCCGCAGTTGGGGGAACGGGAAGTACTTATGTGACGGGATTAACTGAAGGGTCATACAATGTTACAGTTACAGATGCAAATAATTGTATTTTAAATAAGGTAACTTATGTAAGCGGGGCAACACCCATTTCTCTAATTTCCTACACACTAACATCCCCGACTTGCTTTAATTCAAATGGTACAATTACATTTAATATTACTGGTGGGACCGCTCCATATTTTTATTTGTTAAGTAACGGTGATTCCATTACATCATATAGTTCATCGGTCACATTTAACAGTATTGGCGCTGGAAGTTATACACTTACAGTAACTGATGTTTCACTTTGTAGTTTTTCTACAACCGCGGATGTTTTTGTACCGAAAAGTTTTACATTAGTTTCTGAAACAATTACTAATTCACAATGTTCATACAATAGTGGTTCTATTAATATCCTTTTACAAGGAGGGACACCACCATTTATTTATTCTTTATCTAATAATAGTGGTGTGACAACAACTAACACATCAACACTACAAACTAATACATTTAACCAACTTGAGTCAGGTACTTATGTTCTGACTATAAATGATAGTAGTAGTGCATGTACTTATACAAATACTTTGGTAGTGTCAAATGACACTTCATTTGATTTTTCGATAACAGGTAATAGTACTTATTGTGGGTTAAATGATGGCTCGATTAATATAAATGTTTCACCAAACTACACAGGCTCAACATTTTATACTTATTCTTTATCAAATGGAGCAAGTTCATATCCGACAACATCAACAACATATACTTTTAATAACTTACCGGCTGACACGTATGATGTTACAGTTACAAATTTATCAGGATGTTCACAAACAAAAATAACCACAGTTGATTATTTAGCACCATATCAATTTGCTCTTTACGGTACAAATTGTATTAATGGTAGTGGAGGTACAATTAGTGTATTACTTAATGATAGTACGGGGCCATTTAACCTTACTTGGAGTGATAATGTTAATGGACAGTCAGGTACATTTATTACAGGATTGACTGCTGGAACATATGTGTTAACTGTTAGTGGCACTAATAATTGTCAAACAACAAAATCAATAGACATTACTTGTAATCCTTTGCAACAAGCTAGTTCAAAATTTGTGTATACTTTTGGTAGTAAAACATATCTACCGTCAACGATATTCAATTTTACAAAAATGTTGAATGACGGTTACTTATCACTAATAAGCGGTCATGAGGATTGTAAGTTAAACTACGCAATATTCAATTGTGACATTGAGCTAGTGGGTACAGTTTATTCAGGAACATTTTTTACAACAACTTCTTTATCCAGTTCACCTACAGTTACGTCATTCAAAACAGTGATTGAAACTTTACTCAACACCATTCCTGATATTAAATCATATGACATTAATTTATCAACAAATACAGTAAGTATTGAATCTGACGTTGTTGGGGGTGTTGAAGTTTATAAAGATGAAGTATTAACAATATCGGTAAGAATACAATACTCTATTTCTTGTCGTACTTAAAATAGTTAAAAAACTATTTATTATTAAATGAGTTTAGTAACAATAGATAATTTAGGTGGTATACCTCCGTATGTTGTTTATGCCTGTGACATATTCCAATACTCTTGTCAGACAATTACGACGATTTACGACTATATACCACCATCTGTAAGTTTTAATTTACCTTCACCATATTCTACCGTACCAAAAGTTTTAATCAAAATAGTTGATTCAACAGGGTGCGTATTCACACAAGAGTACATGTGTACAACACCAACACCAACACCAAGTATTACACCAAGTGTCACCCCTACAATATCTTTAACACCGTCAAATACCCCAACTCCGAGTATTACACCATCGTTTACTCCTACCCCAAGTATAACTCCGAGTATTACACCAACTCAAACAGTTACACCATCACACACTCCAACACAAACAATTACTCCTACGGTTACAAATACACCGACTCCGAGTGTTACATCTGAATCACCTTACGCTTATCTTTTTATTGAACCTTATTCAGGTTCATCAAGTATTGGTTCGTACATGAACTCACTTGGCTCAAGTTTTTACGGGTTTACAAATACAACACAACCGAGTAGTTCTGCTAGTACATTTGATTTGGATATGAATAAGTATGTTAATTTTTCAGGATGGACTAATGGACAGTTTCCGGTAATAATAAAACAAAATGTTGTCTTTAGTGCGAATGGTTTGGATTCTTATGGTAATCCAAAAATACTTTGGAATTTCTCAACAACAAAAGTTCCTGAAAATACTGTAGGGTGTAAAGCTTGGTACACTTGGATTATACCTACAATTTATACAAACAACAAATACCAAATGGAAATTGATTTGGGTATTGTTAATCCAAATGTCTTTACAAGTGTTAAAATGGAACCGACAATATATACGAACACATTTACTTACACAGGAAGTACTATTGCAAGAACAACATATAGGGTTTACACTACATACCCATCAAATACATTTGAATTGGATAATACTTACGACCTTTATTTTAGAGGAAGTAAGGTTGACACATAATTATATATAATGAGTTTCCCATACAAAAATCCAATATCCTCAATACAATCACAAGGAACACAAAGTGTACCAAGAAGTAATACCTTTGGTGTAACTTCTAGTGTTAATAATATTGGTGGTTATATGGAAGTTTTCAGTTTATCTGACCTTTATTATACCATACCTGTTGGTACCACTGGTAGTATTGAATATTCAGGTAACACTATTCCGATTGAGTTCACAAAAGGTACAGGTAATGCTTGGTCACCTGATGTTTTAGTACTTGGTTCAGATAATGTTTCATCAGGTAGACGACGACTTGGTATGTTAGCTTATGTTTATGAAGAAGACCAAGTTTATCAATACTACATTGACAACTACGAAACTCTTTGGAATGCGGCAACTGCTGCGACTAATACAGTTACCATTTCTGATTTTGGAACAACTGTAAAGAACACAACCGCTGCTGGACAAAACTTTATTAACGCTTGGACCGCAACGACTATTGAAGATGTAAGTGGAGCGACACACACAACTGCGGTTTGGAGAAAGTTTACAACAGGAAGTTCCTCAACTGGTGGAACTTTACAAAATTATTATGGTAGTTTTTCTGATACTACAAACCAAGCTGTAAGTGCCGCTAACACGGCTACAGCTTGGTCCGCAAATACAACTGAAATATCTAATGGAATTTATATTCAAGATGGTTCAAAAATTACAGTTTCAAACACTTCAATTTATGAAATAGGTTATTCCGCACAGATTGAAAAAACACAAGGAACTAATACTGAAGTAACAATTTGGGCGGCTATCAATGGAAATCCTGTTATAAGAAGTTCATCTACACTTGGTCTTGTATCTAATAGTGTGTATCAGTTACCGTTTGTTTCTTATATTTTTGAACTTAACGCTGGTGATTATGTTCAGTTTTATTTTTCATCACCAAGTCAGTATGTTCAAATTACAACTCTTTCAGGTTTAACATCACCGACAAGACCTGATTCACCTTCTTTAATTATTGTCGCTAAAGCAATTGGAAATGCGGTTCTTAATAATAGTGGTGATACCTATGTTACAGGTTTTACTTTGAGTAATGAAACTTTGACTTTAACTCAAAATAGAGTTGGTCAATATGCTCAATTTGATGTTAGTTTGTCAAGTGTGACTGCTCAAAACCTATATATCACAGGTACGGGTATTAACTCAACAATAAGATGCGGTGTTAATAATACTGCATCAGGAAGTTACGCGGCGGCACTTGCAGGGAGTTATAACACCGCTTCAGGTAGTTATAGCTTTATTGGTGGTGGATATAGTGGGGCATCATCAGGATATTATGGTGTTATCGGAGGTGGGATTGGAAATACATCATCCGCATATTATCATTCGTCGATATTAGGGGGTGTTGGTAATGTTGTTGCTGAAAATCAAAGTGTTATTGGTGGTGGTGTTACAAATGTTATTGGTAGTACATCATCAACCTATTCAATTTATAATACAAACTCTTTATACAATCGAGTAGTAATTTTAGGTGATGTAACACCGAGTTATTCAATTAGTGACACTGTTCAATTTTATAATTGTGTGGATAATACATTTATTAGAAGTAGTATAACAAACTCAACTTATAGTGGTGGATATACTTGTTTGGATTTAAGTAGTCCGACTGGTTCAAATTTATACGGTGGGGCAATTATTAATTTAACGACAATAAGTCCAGGTGGTGCTCAAAACTACGGAGGCATTGTTGGTGGACTTGGCAATAATATTACACAATCGGCTTATTATTCATTCATTGGTGGTGGATTTTTAAACAAAGTAACAACACCTAATTCTGTAATCAACGGAGGTAGCTGTAATAATATTTCAGGAAAAGTAGGATATTCGGTCATTGGTGGAGGACGATTTAACACCGCAAGTAATAGTTATTCAACCGTAGGTGGAGGACGATGTAACACCGCAAGTAATTACCACTCAACCGTAGGTGGAGGTTTTGGTAACACCGCAAGTAATTATTATTCAACCGTAAGTGGAGGACGACAAAACACCGCAAGTAAAAGTTCCTCAACCGTAGGTGGTGGACGTGGTAACACCTCAAGTGGTTATTACTCAACCGTAAGTGGTGGATATGGTAACACCGCAAGTGGTGATAGGTCAACAGTTAGTGGAGGACGTAGTAACACC